TGGCCTCGAGCGGTACGCCAATCGGTGTCATCCAGTCGTGCTGCCAGCACACGACACCGTCACCCAGGAATCGCGGCAGATCCTCACTGAACGCGCCCGGGAGAATCATATCGCCGGACTTGTCCACGTTTAGAATGCCAGCAGCGTAACCGGTAAACTCGCCCGCATACTGGCCAGACTCATCCATCGCCGCCGCCTTGATCTCATATGGCAGGGACTTATGCTGAATACCATCAAACCGATTTTCCATTGTCTCCCTCATCGATGCTGTCCATTCGTCGCGTTTTGGCCTTGGCCCACGTGTATCCTGCGTCACCGCCCCACAATGCCCACGCAATACGCCCGGCTGATGGGTAGCCATCTTCACCGGGGCTAAATCCCTGCCCCTGTTTATCGACTTCGTGACGGGAAAAGAAGCTGTACATCCTGCGCACGGTTCGCGGGGAAAGCTCCTTACCGTTAATGATGTCCCGCGCGCGGGCTACGCCCACCGCAGTTCCGCCGCGATTGTATTCTTTGCGCCAATCCAGTCCTCGCTGTGCCTCGCTCTTCATCCCGCTGGTTGGCTTAAGGTCGACATCGACGCCGCGATACATGGCTTTCTGCTCAGTGGCTACTACTGGTATGTGTACACATCGACACTGCGCCCGTCCGTCACACTGCGGATTCGGCACCGCTGGTATCTGACCAAGCTGGCCGCCCAGTCCGTCAGACTCACCGCACGGCATACAGGTTGCGTTATCGAGTACGGCCGAATAGACCAGATATTCGATGGCATTCGACGACTCTGTTATCTGCGCCTCTCGGCCCTGAGCCAGTGCGACGTTGGTGCCTTCACTTGCCGCCCGTCCCACATATGCCGTCGATCCATCGCGGAATGCCTGCTGCACGGTCTCTTTCACCGGCTGATTGAGCATCGAGGCGGATGATGCCGCGCCAATGCCACGCGCTTGTACGTCGTTTGCGATCTTGCCAACAAGCGTCGATGCGATCATCTGGATAAGCTCACGCTTGATAACCTGCGCTGCCGTCATGGTGACGTTGATGTCCGGCCCTCGCTGAAGTGCGATCTCACTGGCGATCAGCTTCGCCCCGGCAATAAATATCCCTGCCAGTATCGCGCCGATGATCAGCTTGTCCTGCTCGAGGGGGCGCACAGTTGCGGTGTAATACTCGGCCAGATCCATATCGTCCAGCTCTTCGGCAATCTGATCAGCGTACCGCTTGCGAAGTTGTAACAGGTTCGACTCAAGGCCGATTTTGCCTTTCTGATACTCTTCATCGAGGGCCTTGATGCATCGAGCTTCAAGCTCGGTTGGTTGTCGTCGAAGCCTGAGGCCCTGCCAGTCATATGCTTTTATTTGAACATCACGGAGGTTGGAGGACGAATTCCCCTCCGTGATGTCCGCAGCCTGCGTGGGCACGATTGCAGCAGGCTGATCCGTTGGCGTCGTCGCCGTATCTGTTGCGGCACTCATCGCGTTTGCCGGCATTGTCGGTGTCGCGTTATTGGGTAGCAAGAAATAATCACCAGCAGGATCCGGATCGTAGCCAAACTGCGCGCGAGTTTCATTAAGCGATGTGACGCCAGCCTGCCACGCTGCTATTGCGCGTGATTCCTTCTCTGACTGGTTCTCCTGAAGTGCGCGAATCTCTGATGTGTCAAACTCGCAATCAATCGCGGTGGTGTCGCGCTCGAAGTCGATCAGCAATTGCCGTGCAATCGTGCGTTCAAATGTCTTCCACGTCGGGATCAGACATTCCTCGAAGGCCGACTTCTTCAGGTTGGCAAGGTTGTTATATGTCGAGGAATCCAGCCCTGCCGACAGCCCCGCGACGATAGCAGGGATACCCAGCGCACCGGAAATGCGCGACTCGGCAAGGTTGGTGATCGACGCAAAATCCATCTGCTTTGGGTCATAGCCGAGTGGCTTGATGTCTGCCTGGAAGTCAAGGATGAGTGGCTCACCGCGATTGTCGCCGCCGAATTTCCTTTTCCAGGTTTGCTTGATTTGCTCGGCCTTTTCCATTGTCATGCCGATCGGTTCGGCCGGTGAGACAACGACACCAGGTATCGCCATATTGCGGCAGAGAGCAGCAACCCATAGTGACACCTCAGTGTCAGTGAATACTTGCAGCAGAGCGGCCTTAAGCGGGGCAAGGCCATACCTGGGATTCGCGGGATTCAGGCCATTCCTGAAATGCACCACGTTCTCAATGGGGATCTTCTCAATCGTGCCATTGATGCGCCGCTCGTAGTAGTCGATGAATGCGCTGCCATTCTCCGGCCAGTGTGGTTTTATCGACCAGTGCGGTTCATACCAGATCGACGTGGGCACGCCAAAGCCTCGAGCATTGCGCTCCTTGATCCAGTAGGCGTTGCCGTCAAGGTGATACGATAGCAGGGTAGCAGCCCATAGCGATTGCGCGTCATATCCGGTGTTGGGCGACTCAATCAGGCTTGTCAGCGGGTGGCCGTCTATCGTCTCGTCTTCGTCGTCGGCAAGCTCGCGGAAAACCTCAAAATCCGCTTGAACAAAGTTTCTTTGAATCCACGCAAGCGTATTGATCACTGCGCTATTGCTTATTGGGTCGGTGTTCTCGTATGGGAAGGTGCGCGGTGCCATCGACAAGAACGAGCCGCCGCGATGCGTCATTGACGCAGGATAGCGGAAGGCGGTGGAGGCTGCTTTGATTCGGTCAAATATTCCCATACAAGCTACTCGTTACACAGAATCGGAAAATAACTTTTTTGAAACGTCGTCCTCATACTCAATTGGCCAGCTCGTCAGCTCTCGCTCCAGCTCCGCGATCCGTGCATCCTTTGCTGCAAGCTGCGTTTCCAGGTAGTCGATACGCTTCGCCATTTCTTCAATAGTTGCCATCAGTATGCCGTCCCCATGTTTCCACGTTGCAAACATTCCCACGCCAATGCACGCGCAATTACCGTGTCGTCGTGGCCACCCTCCGGGGCAGAGTAGCTCACACGGCCTGTCGTGCTATTCACGCGCGATTCGTACGATAGCAGCTCGACGCGCCCCACGGGATCCGGCAGGAAATGACACTCTTCCCGCTCGAGGCACAAGGCCAGCGACTGGATCAGTGGCGGCTTGCTGCTGCCGGTCGTCTCGAAGCCCCTGACGGCCATACCCTCACGCTGCAGAGCCTCGAGGTTCGGCGAGCCGATGGAGTTGCTTTCAACGATTGTTGATGCCACGATCCAGCGGTCAGCGATAGCCCGAAGACGTGCGCGCTGGAATGCCCACTCGATCTTGTTGAACCTGTCCAACTCGACTTCCTGCCGGCAAGTACCGCAGATCACGCTGATCACCGTGAAGTCATTCTTTTGCCCCCAATCGACACCGGCAAATAGCTGATGGCCTGCATGGTGGCCAGTGTCAGCGCGAAGGCAAGCATCAATGTTGCGAAACACCGCGCCGGAGTTCTGCAAAAACTCGGCCAAATATTCTTGTCGGAAGATCTGCTCTGGTAGCTCCTGCCGTGCCGCTTCGATTTCGGCTGGCTTGATGTGCGGGTTGTCCAACGTCGGCGAATGCCACGCTGCCCAGTCTGGTTGTGTGCCGTCTACGCCCCTGCTGTAGCACTCGTGGAAGAAGTTGATCCCTTTCGGAGTACTTAAAAAGAATGCGTCGCCCTCATAGTCGGTCAGTGTTGGCCGAATCGCAGCTTGCCAAGCATCGCCGAGGTTCGGCACCATCGCGGCCTCGTCCACAATCACGCGCGCATATTTTCGACCACGCACAGAGTCAGCCGCATCGAGAGACCAGCAATCGATTACACCACCGGTCAGTAGCTCGATGCGATGCTCCTGCTTGGCCACGCGCGTCTGCAGTTGTTTCGTTGTCTCGACGATCTCTTTCCACACCTCACCTAACATTTTGTACGTCGGCGAGAACCAGCCGACTGGGTAGCCATCTAACGCCTTGTCGATGATCAGATCAATGCCCAACGTCGTCTTGCCAAAGCGTCTACCACAAGCAAGCACATTAAAGCGCCGCGACTCGTCGATGATCCGTTGCTGTGCCGGATGCAGAGAGGGCAATATCAGTTCAATTGTTCTATTTGCTGCGGTCTGCACGACGAATAATCACCTCGACGGTTCCGGAGTGGCTCTGGTCGGCGCGTTCGATGTATCCGCGCTCCTGACCAATCGTCTTCAGCGTGAAACACACGGCCCAGCCTTGCTTCTCGCGCACGGCTGATAATAGCGCGTTCTCCGCTTCGTCCAACATCGTTTGCCGGGAGTCGTCGAGGATCTGCTTCAGCTCAGGATTGGCGTTGACGTGCGCGTGAATCGCCTTTCGACTGACTCCCATCAATCGCGCTACGTGGCTGATATTGCCGTTTGATTCTGATAGCATTTTCTGCAGATCGTTATCGTCAATCTTTTTGGGCGACGGAGCCACAGGGGAGCGTGACTTTTTCGTCTTGGTTATTGCAGCCTTCTTTTTCATTGTTACCCTTGTTACTTGTCTATGATCTTGTCAATTTTGTCTTCGATGCGGTCCAGTCTTGATTGAATGCCGCTCAACTCTTTGTCAAAAGCGCGAGTCGTGACAAGGTGACGCATCTCCTGCCGGATCTCATCAACCTCTTTCCGCGATGGAGTGAAAAACGACTTGAGCAGCCAACCACCCATCAGCGCAATGATGCTTGATACTGTTACATCTACGTACTCTTTCTCCATCGGTGTCACTTTCTCGGGGATCATTTTTGGCCTTTGTTGGTGGGGTGTCTGGTCTCGCATCTCCCCGGCGCGAGGCTCTACGCCTGCGAGTAGACACCCCGTATGCCGGGGAAGTCGCGGTTACTGTTTCAGCCTGGCTATTAGGTCGTTGAGATTTGCGTCATTGATGGCCGTCTGCTGTTCGGCCTCATCGAGCAGCTCGACGCACGAAAGGCCACGACGCGCGCCCTCTCTGAGCAGCTCTTTGATCGCCAGCAAAATAAACTCGTTGATGATTGACGGCAAGCTGATGAAGTTCATTTGCCCCCCTGCGTGCTGTTGCGACTATTGATGAATGAGCCAAGCAACTTGAACGTGTCGCTCAGGTCAGTCACGAATACCACCCACTTCTGTCGCTCGACATCGGGCAGAGCGGTAATGCGTGGATCGGTGAGTAGTCCAGTGGTCAGCGTGGTTGCCGTGCCAATCAGGGCGACATAACGCGACTTGGCATCCTCCGGCAGGGCAAGATTGCCATCCGGCTGGATGTACTGCTTTGATTCAACGATGAGCTGCTGATTGATCGCGTTCAGCTTGAGCAACGTCACGGCGATGGCCAAGCCACTCTCTTTGCTCATCCGGCCTGCCGCCGTCTGACGATCGACGATCTGTGTGCCGGTGTCGATGTATCCGGCAATTCTGGATGTCGTCTTCGCCAGCTCTTTGCCCTTGTCGCATCCCGCGCCGGCCAAGCACAGCCCCAAGATGGCAGTTAGGAGGAGTGTTCGCATTTACTTTACCTCCGGGA